CACGCATTGACAGAGACTTCTCAAAATCTAAGCGCTGGGGCGATAGCGCGTATGCCTTCGAAGAGTTAGTAGCAGAATTAGGCGCCGCTATGTTATGCGCTCATCTCAAGATTGACGGGCAATTACAGCACGCGTCCTATGTTGCCTCATGGTTAAAAGTATTAAAGCAAGATAGCAAGGCAATTTTAAAAGCCGGTGCAGAGGCGCAGAAAATCCTTGATTACCTAGTCAAAGTAGAAGAGGTAGAGCAAGAAGAGTTACAAGCCGCCTAAGAGTTTGCAATACCCTGCCGGCGGGTTTGCCGGCGTCCTAATCTAATGAGGTGAATTATGAATGTAATTATGACAATGGAGCAATACGAGAAAATCCGCCGCTTATCTGATTTTGCGGACTGGTACCTAGATGACTATCCCCGCGATAGCTATCCGGAGCAATACGAGAGCGACAAGGAAGACATCACGCAAGCGCAGGAGGTTTTACAGCTCATAGATGAGTGCCTACTTAACGAGACCCCTAAATTTGAACCAGCACCGGAGGAATTATGAGCATTATTAAGCCAATTAAAAAGATAGCTAAACCGCGCAAGGTCAAACCTAAGGCAAGCCGGCGCATTGTAGAAAAGCGGGTTTATCCATCCGGAGGTGCGCGCATGAATACGGCGCAATATATCGCGGCTTACTATGACGCGAATTGCACCGTCTGGGGATGTACTAGCGGCTCAAGTGTTTACGAGAATTGTTTTAAAGGGGCATAGAGCGCTCTTGTAACGGGTTGAGGGGTTTATATGCCCCTCTTCATTTAACGCGCTTAGGCGCTCATTTAAGGGGTTTTATCATGCTTAAAAATTGGCACATGGTTTTATTGATGGTTTTATTGTTTATTGTTGGTCAATTAGTTTATGGCTTTTATAGATAAGGGGATGAGAATGAAGACTTATAAAGTGGAATTGATTGTGAGAATGGATGAGGATAGCTACCCTGATAAATGGCTAGCGGACGCGGTTTATGAGCTGCTGGAACCTGAAAACGGGGAGGAGATAGTCAAATATAGGGTTACTGAGTTAAACCCTAAGGAGGCTACACCATGCGACTAAATATCTTTATTGATACGGAAGACGGTTACCTTTTGGGAGAGTCTTTGGTCGAAATTGGTATGTCAATCGGACAAGGGAATAAGAGCGGGAGCAGGGAGGACAAGGAACGCTACTACTCTTGGGAGCTAATCTATCCGGAAGGTGAAATTCCCCGCGCGCCCGCGCAAGGCTTTATTTATACCCCTAGCACCAAGACTGACATACGCGAGACCTTTAAGCGCTTTGGCTGGACTCCATCAGAAGGGAGCCGGTAATGCTTTATTTTATTGTCTTTGTCTTTGCCTTTGTTATTGGCTGGCTACTAGCTAATTCATGGTAGTTGCGCCTTTAATCAATTCATGTTTATAATCACCATGTCGCGGAGTGAAGCCCGTATGATGTTAGAACCCCTTAACGGGTATTTTGTAGGCTTAAATAAGTATGAGAGCATTTATTTAAGCCGCTTCACTACAAAGTATCCGCTAAGGGGTTTTTCTATTCCTACTACTTTATTCCGTAACGGTTGTAATCGGACGGGAATGACGCCAGCGATTGCAATACAAGCGGACTGGGGGAAAGTAGATGTAATACCGCACATATCGGTGGCGAAGCTAGTGCCGATTCTACGAACGACTGGCGGGTGTAGCGATTCCGTACTGGGAAAGTTATTGAAGGCACCTAAGGATAGGCTAGGTGCGCTCAAACCGTTTGGGATAAGTAGATACGATATGAGTAAAACCATACATAAATTATTAAAGAGAGCCATGATTAACTCATGGAGAATAGACCGCGAACCCTTGTCCAATAACGAATACGCGGAGTTGATAGTCAATACCAGCAGAAAATTTATTGTCAATAAAAGTTGGAAACAGTTAAGACTTGAGGCAATAAAGAAGTACGGCAATAAGTGTTGTAAGTGCGGGAGAGTAGGGTCAAGGCGTTATCCAATCAATATTGACCATATAAAGCCCCGTAAGTATTACCCTGAATTGGCTATGGATATAAACAATCTTCAGCCTCTTTGTGGGAGATGTAACAGGGAAAAGGGCAACAACAATAGCATTGATTACCGTAGCCCTTGTATTGTCTTTTAACTAGGAGGAAGTATGAAAAAAGTAGAACCCGTTGTACCAGTATTCAAGTTGTATGTACCTAAACCACATCCAATGCAGCACCGGATAGATGAGTTTATGGCTATACCATCCCTTTATAGGAGTGAGTATGAACGCATATGAACTAGCCGATTTAATTGAATGTGCTTGCTGTGCTTATCAAAAAGAAGCTGGAGCCATGTTACGCAGACAAGCAGATGAAATAACCGTGCTTCATAAAATATTGGGGTATGAAGGTGTTGCAGTAGGTCAAGATTATTTGGATGAATGTGTTGCAGAGCTAAGAAAGGCTAGTGAGAAATGAACGCAAATGAACTAGCAGAAGGAATACTAGCAATAGAAGAAAGAATATTCTTAACAAAGAAAGAACATCAATTATTTCAAAATTCAGCCACCATGCTACGCCAGCAACAAGCCGTCCTGATAGCAGAGCAAGAACACAATGAGATGTTAGAGGCTGAATTAAAGGCTATGAGGGAGCAATTAAATGCCAATCAAGTCTGATTTTTGGTACATCTTGCAACGCGAGATAGAGGCTAGAAAAAAATTACGCAAATCTATTGCATAATCGTTTTAATCGTAGTAATGTCTTACTAATTGTCCTAACTAGATGGAGGTAAAAATATGAAGTTTTGTAAAGATTGCAAGCACCTATCAGGTGATTTATGTAAGGCTCCGGAGGTACCCCGCCACATGGTTACGGGTGAACCCCAATCTTGGGGAGCTATTCATTCCCGTAATTTACCTATCAGCGGATGCGGTGAAGTAGCTAATTGGTTTACCCCTATTGTCGAGGATGCCGACCTTGACGATTTATCCACAATCCCATTCGGCAAATAATGTCCTAACTAGGAGAAATATCATGGCAAGAACCGTAGGTAGTAAAAACAAAGTAAAACCCGCTTTCCCATTGAGCGATAAGAAGGTGAAGGAAAGCTACACCAAGGCTGAAATAGAGCGCCTAAAGGCTCTTTTAGAGCGTCAGGATGCGGCTGTAGAGATGGCTAAAGACCAAGTGAGTGATTTGCTAGCAGATGTAGAGTTCTACCGTAAGCAAATCAATCACCTTTTAGCACTTGTAAACATCTTAGCTAAGGGGCAATAACATGGCTAATGACAGAGCAGATTTCGCGCCCGAGATACGCAACGGCGCATGGTGGTCTGGAGACTCTAGGAAGGCGGCTAATGGTAGAGGGAACGAAGCGGTACTAGAGAAGCTAGGATTAAAAGAACGCCCTAACCTTGACGGGGTAGAGGCAGTCCGTATGGGTCATGTAATGGAACCCGTAATCGGAAGGCTAGCACAAGACAAACTCAAACTCGAACTCAAGGAAGCCCCTTATGCTCTTACGCACCCTAAAGAGACTTGGCTACGGTCTCACTTTGATTTTATTAGCGCCGATGGCAGAACTCTTGTGGAGGCTAAGAATTACAACGCAGCCGTCCGTAACAAGTTTGATGCGGAAGCTAACATTATTCCTCACGCGGATATGGCGCAAATTATCCACGAAGCAACCGTTCACCAAGTTGATAGAGTGGTACTTGCAGTCCTCTTTGGTGGACAAGAGTTTTGCACTTTTGACTTTACTATCACGCCGGAGCAAAAAGAAGCGCTAATAAAAGACATGGCTAGGTTTTGGGGAGCAGTAGAGACCAATACCCCGCTAGACCCTGAGACAACAGAGCAGACCAAACTCATCTATTCCAAGGATAACGGCTCAACAGTCTATGCCAATGCACAAGTAGAGCGAGCAGTACACCAGCTCAAGAATTGCAAGGCGCAGATTAAAGAACTGGAAGAGTCCGAAGAGCAGCTCTTGACGGCATTACAGGGCTTTATGAGAGAAGGCTCAGAGCTTTTAGGAGTGGATGGCAAGGTGTTGGCTACTTGGAAGGCTAGCAAGGCTTCTAAGCGCTTTCAGGCGGATTTATTTAAAGCCGCTATGCCAGACATATACGACCAATTCATTATGGAGGCTCCGGGTTCACGCCGGTTCTTAGTCAAATGAATAATATTGATATAGCAGTCTGGATTATGGCTGTTAGTTCAGTCATAGATACTATTTACACTTTATCGGAGATGATTCATGTCTAATATCGTACCGTTTGGAGAGATGCAGAGCATGGCTGAGGCTATTGCTAAATCAGGGCTATTTGGCATGAAGGACACCAACAGCGTTCTAGCGTTGATGGCGGTAGCACAGGCGGAAGGTTTACATCCTGCTACCGCAGCTAGGGATTACCATATCATCCAAGGGCGTCCAGCTCTGAAGGCGGATGCTATGCTAGCGAGGTTCCAAGCCGCCGGAGGGAAAGTCGATTGGAAGATTTATACCGAC